CAGACTGAGCGATAACTTGGGATAGAGCCTGAGAAGAATCTTTGTAAAGCTGATTTTCGTTTAGAGTCCTAGCAAAACTTTCACCCATTGTGAATAGTTCTTTACCTTGTACAAAGTGTTGTACTTCGTGGAGTGCAGTCTTTACTGGAGCATCGGAGTTCTTCCAGTCAGGATGTTGACGATTGAATAGGATCATGTTCTGCTCAGGAGCAAAGGCTGCTAAGCGAGAAGAAGTAGGATCATCTAAGAAAGAAACAGTTAAATCGTTTAGATCAGGCTAGGCTTTCTTTAGCGTATCTGCTTTGAATACTTCATCGAATGCTAAGACTTCATTCTCAGGAATCTTATTTAGATCGACACCACGACGTAGATCAACATTCTTATCGCTGATTTCCATCATGGACTTGTTAGCCACTGGATCAAACGCTATACCCTGACGAGCATAGATTTCATTCCACTGCTCAGCAGGTAACTTAAACCAGTCACGCTGGGCATCTTCTAATGTCTTTAATGCAGCAGGAGCATCCATCACACCTGCTTCGCCTAGATTCGTAATTCCTTCCCTACCAATGAACATCTCTGGTACAAGGCTAGGAGCAATACGAGTAGAGCTTCTAAACAAACCTTGTGCTTCTAGGTTATCCACTAACGCAGGAGCAACTGTCCTAAATAAGCTTCCAACTATACTCATCTAATATCCTGTTATAAAGTCACTCGGTTCATATTCATCTTCCTCTTGGTCTGTGAAGTACGACGTTATAGCCAATTGGTCGACATAACTTAAAGCGTCCACTAAGTCGTCATGCACCTGTGGAGTAGGAAACATTAGGAGCTGGTCGATGAATTGTGTCCAGTCCTCGTCCTCATTCAGTACTACTTTACCATGCTCGAATCGTCCCTGTAATGCCCAGACAATCCGTTCAGTCTTTTGCTTACCGCCATGCGTCAAGTCTTGTATATGAGCGTAGACGTTGTTAGAACGCATTAGATCGCTAAGATAGGGTAGTACAGCGTTACGCACTGTCCCTCGCTCAATCCCAACACCCACTGGTTCAAAGTCTCGAATGTTCTTAAGAATCTTTGCTGCAGCTTCTTTAACATCCCACCGCCCATGTTCTATTTTTTTTATAAACCAGACACCATCATCTGTAACTTTTACCACAGCGATTGCTGATTCGTCTAGCTTCTTCGCTCTCGCAGAGGAGTAGTTCTCATTCTTAAACCCTGCTAAGTCGATTGCAATATGGTAGACTCCATTGCTGGGTTCTTCTCCGTATTGAATCCACTCTTCTTTAAATAAATCTGTTCCAGCATTATCGAAGCTTGCTTCGTATTCCTGCTTAAACGCAAAAGAAGAGAGTGTCTTTTTAGCTCCTTCAATTTCTTTCGGATCGATAAGCGGGTTATCTTTGGTAGTAAAATGCCAGCTCTTCCACTCCTCATCCTCTTCCGAGATTCCGAGATTGTACATCTCGTAAAACCAATTTCTGCCCTTAGGTGTTCCGATGAAAAGTGCTTTCCCTTTCTTATCTGATAAGGCAGCACGGAGTACCTTCTCCCACGTTTCACTCTTGATATCTGCTACTTCATCTAATACCAGAAACGTAAGACTAACCCCACGAAGTGTGTCTGGACGATCGCTACCTCGAACATAGATCTTAGCACCATTGATGAGCGTGATGTCCATATTGTTCACATGGCTACCACTGATTACATCCCTACCTAAGTCCATGAGCAAGTCCCAGATAATCTGTCTTGCTTGCCCTTGCGTAGGAGCTACATACATCACTGCTGAGCCTGGAGGACACCTCAGACCCTCTACCAAGAGGGATACTGCTGAGAGTCTACTCTTACCACAGCGTCGCCCTGCTACAATTACCTTGAATCGTGTAGGGTCACTGAATACTTGTTTCTGCCAAGGTAGAAGCTCGAAGTTAAGATTCATCCGAGTTTCCTTCGAACATGTCGATTATCTCAACATCTTCCACAGCCTCTACCTTAGTCTCACCTAAACCAGTGATGTTAATGGTTACAGCATTCCGCTGACCCTTAGCATCTTTCTCGAATAGGGAGACAGGTATAAGTCTGTCCATGCACATCTTCAGACATGCTACCTGGTCTTTATCGTTATCGTCTAAGGCTTTCCTTAAGACAGTATCGATTACCTTTGTTCCTGTTGTACTGAGGAGTCTAGCTTTGAATTCAGCTATCCTGCCTGTATCTCCTAAGGGTCTACCAACTTTTCCTCGGTTACCCTTCTTCTTCGCTTCTACGACAGCCTTAGGTGGACGACCCCTACGAGGGATAGACACAACAACTGAATTGTTTTCTTTATCTTCTAAGTCCACTTCTAAGCCTTTTCCTACGTAAGTAGAGACTAACATTTAATTATAACTTATAACTCCTAAGTTCTCTTCTAAGTTAAACTTAGAAGTTATACTAAGTAGTTTTATATAGTAGTGTATTCTATATCTTCTTTACTTAGGAGTATTACGAAGCAGCTTTTTCTCCTTAGTACAACTATTATACCATACTTCTTAGATTTTGTCAAGTATTATTTTACTATGATGCTCACTATGTAGCACATTATGTACAATAAGTAGCTTCTTTGTCTACTATGTGCATCACAGCTTCAGCGGGTCTACCCAGTAAACTAGCACGTGTTCCGCAACTGTAGCTAACAAGCCTTTATCTTTTACTATCGTAGCTTATCTTCTGTTATCTTCTATAATTACTAACCCATTGATTCCTAAGTATTATTTATCTGTAGTCTTCTGTCGTTAACTTTCTTTAATTTCTTTTATTTTAAAGTACTCTTTAATTTAACTTTTTAGGTGTTTGGTAGGGTTCTAACGCTCTACTTTGTCCGTGTAGCCCCCTCCCCCGTACCACAAAGTTACTAAAAAGTCAATTAGGGAAAATACCTATTGACAATTCAGGAGTATGGGAGTATAGTAGTGACCCTCTTAAGACCCTGGAGTACTGTATATCTATACATTAGGGTTTATCCCTATAGACTTCTAACCAGTAAACCAGTACATTAGAACCATAGTAATTCAGGAGGTTATATGAAAGTTATAGACCATTGGAATATCACTAGAGAAGATGACAGTAAGTATACTCGATTCTTTTTAGATGATGGTAAGACACTAGAGTTAGAAGCAAGTACTCAGAAGTGGACTCTCAAGGGTAAATCAGGACGCAAGATAAATAACCAGGATTCAGTAATCGAAGCAATTAAAAGTGTAATTCAGTATTTCGAAGAAAGCAATAAGTAAGGGTTTGCCCTAATTGACTAATGAGATTGATTAGGGCATAATCTAAACAAATAGGAGGAATTATGAAAGGTTTAGAGCGTAAGTTAGAACAATACAGTGATTTAGGTTTCTTAGATTGTGATATACCATTATCACTTAGAGAGCGTAATCTTATTATGGAATTATTGTGGCTTGAGTATAAAACCACAGAAAACATGCAGAGAAAAGAAGAAGCAAAAAAACTACACGATAAAATATTCTGGTATGATAGAGTTAACTAATCAATTTATTAATCAAGCTAAGGAGGGTTAAGCATGAAAACAATTAAAGATTTGACTGAAGTAGAATGGGCAAAAATCCATGGTTATCGTGCAGGAGTTCAAAATAGAACAGCAAGATATAACCCTTATATTTTAGGTTTTAATGATCCAGATGGATCGCTAGGTAGAGTATGGGAAAACACTAGATTATCTACTTACAATAAATTTTTAGGGATATAACATGATCAAGCTAAGTAAAACAAGTAAACTAGACAGTATCTTATCATGGTCACTACAAGCACTGGATACTTGTCCTGGATCACGATCCGATGATGGAGGGTTAGTACCTGCTTGTCAAGGTTGCTATGCAACTACAGGGAATTACAGGTTTGCTAATGTCAAAAAACCTAGGGAATTTAATCGTGAGGATTTTACTAGGCATGATTGGGATTCTGATATGATCAAGGCATTAGAGAATTCTAGATACTTTCGATGGTTTGATTCTGGGGATATGTTTAGTTTAGAATTGGCAGAGAAAATTTATACTGTAATGGAGAAAACCCCACATTGTAAGCATTGGTTACCTACTCGCATGCACAAATTCAGCAAGTTTAAAAGCGTTATAGAGCGTATGCAAGCGTTGCCTAATGTAGTGGTACGGTTTAGTAGTGATAGCGTCACTGGTGAGGTTATAGAGGGTTTAAACACTAGTACTATATTTAGTGATACTGTACCAGATGGGGCAGTAGAATGTAAAGCATACCAGCATGAGGGTAAATGTAATGGATGTCGGGCATGTTATGACAAAAGCGTGAGCGTGATAGCATATAAAGCCCATGGGGTTAAGATGGCAAAGGTAATTAAGATTGTTGCAATGCAGTAAACTACAGGAGATTAGAAAATGAAATACCAAAAAGCAATTAATATTTGGAAACTATCAGATAATGACATTAAAAAGTTACAGCCAGGGCAGTGGGTTTACGGTAGTGATTTGGGTAATAAGGGAATGTACCTAGGCATGAAACGATCAGGGATTGTAGTAGTAGCATGGTTAGGGAATGCCACTCAGCAGGATAATTATAGAGGTTACATTAAAGCATTGTCTAATTATGCCAGGGCAGTATAGGGTAAACCCTAATAGACAAACCTAGAATTTGTGATAGAATGTACTTAACTTAGGAGGGTTTAAAAATGCAATATCAAGGTAAATTATGGGATCGCTATCAAATCTACTTAGCAAACACTAGCGACAATCCACCAAAATCATTTGACGAATGGCTTAACTCATAGGAGATATTACGATGAATACATTTGATGCTGTAGGAATTATTGAGGGATTTGTAGACTCAGATAGTGAAGACCAGGTTTTAGAAGCATGGCAGTGTTTAGTAGATACTGGTATGGCATGGCAGTTACAGGGATGGTTTGGCAGGACTGCTAGGCATTTAATTGAGGAGGGATATATTCATGACTAGTTTTAAACTGGATAAAGAAGTACAAGAGAAATTAAAACAATTTGAGAATGATTACAGTAAGTATATAAGGGATAATCTAAGATACATAGGTACAGTATTAGGTAAGATAGATTTCTTGGTGCGTGAGGTAGCTTGTAATGATTGTGCTTGGAGTGGTGGTTTTAGCTTGACAAATTTTGAAGAGAGTGTTAAAAGAGATATAGCTTTGAATGCACTGCGTGAGGTTAGTAACCATGCATATGCAGTAGAACAATTTAATTCTAGAAAGAAGGCATAAGATGAGCGTATGTAATCCAATTAAAGAGATTGTATTCGATGGCAGAAAACCTAGTTATGCTCAGGTAATGAGGGCAGTAGGTGAAGAGATTAGCAAGGGTAATACTGATATCGAAGTTATTTGGGGAGAGAATCATATAGAGTTATACTTTGATCATCGTGTTAAGCAGTGGTTTGGTCATCGATGGATTCGTGATATTGATGGTGCTAGAATCGCTGATGAGTTAAACGATATCCGAGCAGAAGCCCAGCAGTTTATTAAAGATCATTTTGTATTCGTAAGTTAGGAGGTAACATGGGTAAGCTTAAGAATAAATTGATTGATGAACAGGATCAGAAGTTAATCGAAGCAGAGAAGCAAGAGCAGAAACCAGTGCGTGACTGGGCAGAAATTGCAGCAGATGATGAAGCACGATACCAGGCTAGTCGTGGTTTTACTGGCGGTGTGTGCTGGACTGGAGACTAACATGTACAATAATGATGACAAGTATCTAAAGTATTTATTATGGTTTGCACTTGCTTACTTTGGTGGACATGTGTTATACTATATTGGGTTAGAATTATCTTGTTATTTATATGGGATACTACAATGAAGAAACTATATAAGGTTTTAGATGAAGATGGTTCAGTCGTAAGAATCTTTGGTTATAAAGAAGAAGCAGAGAGATTCCTAAGACTAGATAAATCCTTTAAGATTCAAGTACTTATGATGGAAAGAAAGCGTAACGCTGAGAATAAATTTCAGTGGGCTTATAAAATTTTAGGAGATGCACTACTATGAGATGCTACTGCTGTAATAAAATATTGTCAGACTTTGAAGCCACTCGCAAGAGTGTACATACAAATGAATACTTAGACATGTGTAATAAATGTTACGCTACTGTAAGTGATGACCTACTAACATATGAAAGGACAGACCTATACGATGAAGACGAAGATTACGAAGGAGACGAAGGACTGGATCATAACGAGTACGATTCTTTTGGTCGTGTGGATTCTAGGCTTGACAACGATATTTAAATATGTTATACTATCTACTTAGTAGTTATACTATATAGTAGGTATTCTATATAATTATATTTATTAATATATACTTAGGAGTTTTAATTAAGGAGTAACTATGGAAGATAACTACGAAGAAGAGATGCACTATCATTTCGTAATACAAAATACTTTGGATGCTGCTGGTCGGTATGGTATTGATGTCGTGCTACAAGATATCATCGATGCCTGGAACTTTAGACTAAAGCAACACGACACTACTGCTGAGTTTGCGTATGAATAAACTAGTCGAAGAAGCACCATATCATCCAGGCTATGAAGATGCAGTGGTGTCTCCTGCTCAGAAGTACAAGGGAGTTGATCCTGCTAAGATGATCTGGAAACCAAAGCCATTAAGTGATGAGGAGATATATGCGTTATGGTGCGAGGCAGATAATACAGAACTCTTGCCTGAAATGCGGCTTAAAGATGGAAGTATTAACTACATCATTACAACATTCGCTAGAGCAATTGAACAGGAGCATGGGATTAAATGAAAACAGATAGTAACTTTTTAAAGCACATACCATGCACTAACTGCGGATCTTCGGATGCCAACAGTTTATACGATGATGGGCATGAGTATTGTCACAAGTGTACAACCTAAAAGAAAGGCTCAGAAGCGATGGTTCAGGCAGTCCTAAGGGAGGGTATTACCGCACCCTCAAACGCTGCTCCTAAGCAGTTTAAATCAGTCCTAGAGGCATTGGCTAATGTAGAATCTACCCCAGTGGTGGAGCGTGGTATCACAACCCAGACTATGCACTTCTTTGGTGCAGGTTCTGATGGCTCAAGCTACTACTTTCCATATTGTGATATGACTGGTAAGGTGGTGGCTGCTAAGACTCGCTCGATGGTGGCTAAAGAGTTCAGTGTGGTGGGTGACTGGAAGAGTGCAGTACTATTTGGACAGAACAAATTCCCTCCAGGTGGTAAGGCTATCACGATTACTGAGGGTGAGTTCGATGCACTAGCATGCTATCAGTTGACAGGCTCTCGCTACCCAGTGGTATCCATTCGTAACGGTGCAACCTCCGCATTGAAGGATTGCAGAGCAAGCTTCGAGTACTTGGATTCTTTTGATAAGATTGTGATCTGCTTTGATAACGATGAACCTGGACAGCAAGCAGCTAACCAAGTGGCTGAGTTGTTTGGCAGCAAAGCCCATGTGTTTAGATTCAAACAGGCTGAGCTTAAGGATGCTAACGATTACTTGATTCGTGGCATGACGAAGGAGTTTGTGGAGCAGTGGTGGGATGCTGAGAAGTATGTACCTGATGGTATCGTGGCAGGGTCTACATTGTGGGAGCTAGTCAACCAACCAGTGGAGAAGGCTGAGGTGCAGTATCCCTACGATGGGATGAACTATCTTACCTACGGTATTCGCTTAGGAGAATTGGTGACGGTGACTGCTGGATCAGGACTCGGTAAGTCGCAGTTCATGCGTGAGATTGTGTGGCAGATTCTCAATAAGACTGAGGATAACATTGGTCTCATGTTCTTGGAGGAGTCGGTCAAGAAAACTGCTAAGAGTTTGATGTCACTTGCTGCGAATAAACCTTTGCACTTACCTGATTGTGATGTTGAAGAGGAGGAACTTAAACATGCCTTTGATGCTACCCTTGGAACTGATCGTGTATTTTTGTTTGATCATTTTGGGTCTACCGCCATTGACAATATTATCAACCGAGTACGCTTTATGGCAAAAGGTCTTAATTGTCGTTATGTATTCCTTGATCACGTATCGATTGTGGTTAGTGCTCAGGAGAACGGTGACGAAAGGAAAGCACTAGACGAGATCATGACTAAGCTTCGTACCATTGTGCAGGAGACTGGCATTGCATTGTTCGTTGTGTCTCATCTCAAGCGTCCCGAATCCAAGGGTCACGAAGAGGGAGCTGCTACATCACTGGCACAGTTGCGTGGGTCAGGGTCGATTGCCCAGCTATCGGATATGGTGATTGGTCTTGAGCGTAATGGGCAGCACGAGGATGAGCAGGAACGCAACACGACTTATGTGCGTATCTTGAAGAATCGTTTTAGTGGGTTAACTGGATTGGCTTGTCGCCTACTGTATCGTCGTGATACTGGTCGGATGTCAGAGCTACCTCCTGAGGAGAAGACTTTATGAAAAAGATTTTACTTGCAGTAACTGCTATGTTAGTGTATAATAGTAGCATGGCTTGTACGACTACGACTGTGATGTCTCCTGATGGTAGGATTACAGTGTGTACTGTGTGCCCTCACGTGGTGGTATGTCAATGATTAAATGGACAGGAACTGCACTATGCTTAATTGGAATAGCGTTAACTAGCTTCAATGTATATCCCATTAATATATTATTTGGACTGGTTGGATCAGGCTTGTGGACTTATGCTGGTATATTGCAGCGTGATATACCTTTGATCCTGGTTGAAGCTGTAGCAGTTGCCCTGTATTTCGCAGGAGTAATCTCCTACATTACACATGAATTATATAAATGGTTATAAAGGAACGATATGAGTTTATTACAAATGCCTAAGGTTATCGAATCAGTTAACGAATTAGGACAACGAGTTGCTAAGTTAGAATTAATGGTGAAGGAGTTGCAAGACGCTTTCGTACTAGCTACCCAGCAGAATGTAGTCAATGCTGCTGAAGCAGTGGTAAAGAAAGCAAAAGCAAAATGAGATATTATTCGATTGTGGTTATTACGCTGCTGCTAGGGATGACAGTGGGATGGGTGGCTAATCAGTATCGACACATCCAAGATCATCTTGAATGCAACGACTACAACACCAAGCACTCCAAGTGGACAGGCTATGCATCTAAAGATATCAACGGAGATGTTCGCTGCTTCTGGCTTGAGCAGGAGTTTCCTAATCGTATCAGACAAGGAGTACCAGTGTAGTGTGGCAATGTCCTCCATTAAATTTATTTAATTGGAATAACTTTTGGAAATGGAAATCAATGAGAAAGATTATTCTCGATATAGAAACTAACAGTACACACGATAAGATTTGGATGTGTGTTACAAGAGAAGTCGGAGGAGAAGTAACAGTATGGAAGGAAGCAAGCGGATTACAAAAGTATTTGGACAGTTGCGATTTGATTATCATGCACAACGGAATATGCTTCGATGCCCCAGTACTGAAGAGGAGTTGGAACATTACGATGAAGCAGAGCCAGATGTACGATACGCTCGTATCAAGCAGACTGCTAAGTCCAAGTCTAGAGGGAGGACATAGTCTCGAAGCATGGGGTCAACGCTTAGGTTTTCCTAAGGGAGACTTTAAAGATTGGGACGCTGGGTACTCTCCTGAGATGGAAGCTTATTGTATCCAAGATACTTTAGTAACAGAGAAGTTATATAAACATTTAACTGCTGAACTTACGGCAAAGAAATTTGAAGAGAGGAGTATTAAACTTGAGCACGATGTACAAGCGATCATTGCAAAACAAGAAGAGAACGGTTTCAAGCTCAATGAGAAAGAAGCTATCACTTTATTATCAACGCTTCAAGCTAAGCTTGTTCTTCTTGAAGCTGAGCTACAAAGCATTTTTCCAACCAAAGTTACCCCACGAGTATCCGAAAAGACAGGTAAAGAACTCAAGCCACTCATCGAGCCCTTTAACCCAGGAAGTAGAAAACAAATTGGAGAACGACTTCAAGAAAAGGGTTGGAAGCCAGAGAAGTTCACGGAAACAGGGCAGCCAATCGTCGACGAAGGGACGCTCGAAGGCTTAGATTTTCCTGAAGCTAAAGCTATCGCTGAGTACTTGTTACTACAGAAAAGAATAGCACAGATTAAATCGTGGTTAGATGTAGTTAAACCTGATGGACGAGTACATGGCAGGGTGATAACGAATGGTGCAGTCACTGGACGAATGACACACCACAGTCCGAACATGGCACAAGTACCTAGTTGTGGTAGCCCCTACGGAGAAGAGTGTAGGGATCTTTGGATTGTAGAGAAAGGATATAAGTTAGTTGGTATCGATGCCTCTGGACTAGAGCTTCGTATGCTAGCTCACTACATGAAAGACGATGCGTATATTTATGAGGTCACACAAGGTGATATCCACACAGCAAACCAGAAAGCTGCTGGACTCGAAACACGTGCTCAAGCAAAGACGTTTATCTATGCATTCCTCTATGGTGCAGGGGCTGCCAAGATCGGGAAAGTTGTGGGTGCTGGAGCACAAGAAGGACAAAAGCTTATTGATTCTTTTCTGGAAAACACACCAACGCTCGATGTCCTTAGGAAAAAAGTGGCTAACATATGCAAGCTATCGGGATCACTACCAGGTCTTGATGGACGCAGACTACACGTTAGGTCTGACCACGCAGCACTCAACACACTTCTCCAAGGTGCGGGTGCGATTGTCATGAAGCAAGCGTTAGTCTTGTTAGACACAAGGCTGCAGCAGTTGGATATTGATTACAAGTTCGTAGCGAATGTGCATGACGAATGGCAGATTGAAGTAGCGGAAGACTACGCAGATATGGTAGGTAAATTAGGAGTACGAGCTATCGAGGATGCAGGTCGTGTCTTGAATATGCGATGCCCTCTCACTGGCGAGTACAAGGTAGGTAACTCATGGAAGGAAACACACTGATGGATGAAATTAGACAAGCAGTCTTAGTTTTATTACGACAAGGTAAATCAATACAGCAGATTCATTTAGATCTTACTGGGATTATTAAAGAGCTTCAATCGTCGGGTGTCTATATGCAAGCGATTAAAGAAGCGGACTTTGCACCATGAAAGTTGAAGAGTTACCAGAGCATGTAGAACCATTAGTTATTCTCGGCAGTGACAACGATTACTTGACTGTCTATACTTGTCTATCTAACGAGGATACTATCGAAATGCTACGTCGATCACTGCATGTTCTAGAATTAGAAAGTGCAATCGATGTAGAAAATAAGTTGCACTTGCATTAAAAATAGTGTATAATATATGTAGTTGTTTACTAAGGAGAAATAAATGGAACAAGCAAAACCAGTACCAATCAAAGCCGATCTCTTCTGGGCTTCACTCAATGAGAAGAACAAGTACTCTGAGAAGTACCAAGTAGATCTTTGCAACCTATCGAAGGATGCTATCAAGACTTTGATGGACATGGGTATCAATGTTAAGAACGATGCCAACAAACCAGATCAAGGCTTCTTCGTTACTGCTAAGAGCAAGTTATATCCTATCCTTGCAGTGGATGAGAAGGGCAGCCCAATCAATGTTAAAGTTGCTAACGGCTCTAAAGGTGTAGCACTGATCAAGCCATACAATTATAATGTTGGTGGTAAGAAAGGTGTAGGAGTTGGTATCAGCAAGATCATTATTAAAGAATTGATCGAGTACAAACCACAAGGTGTTAACCTAGCTGACATCGAGGAAGAAGCTCTCTAATGCATCTTGCCCTGATTGATGGGGACATCTTAGTATATCGCATTGGCTTTGCTTCTGAGGGTGAACCAGAGTCAATAGCGATTGCTAGGTGTGGTGAGTTTCTAGAGAACTTAATCCTATTTAATGGCTTCGAAGATTACAAAGGATACTTAACTGGTGGTGGTAACTACAGGCACGAGATAGCTAAGACTGCTCCGTACAAGGGTAATCGTAAAGCTGCAAAGCCTGAGCACTACGATCTACTAAGAGAGTACATGCAAACTGCATGGGGCTTTGAGATGATTGAAGGACAAGAAGCAGACGACGCTATCGGTATTGCAGCGTATGCTCTTGAGCCAGGTGAGTATTGTATCTGTACCATTGATAAAGACTTAGATATGATTCGTGGTGACCACTTTAACTTTACTAAAGATCATCGCTACTTCGTGACTGAGGAAGAAGGGATTAGGAATTTTTATAAACAGATTTTAACTGGTGATAGGGTAGACAATGTTGTTGGGATTAAAGGCATTGGAGCAGTTAAAGCAGAGAGAATACTTAAAGAATGCAAAGACGAAAACGAAATGTATCTTGCTGTCCTGGAAGCTTACAAAGGAGACGCAGCAAGGGTGCTGGAGAACGGACAGTTACTGTGGATAAGAAGGCAGTCAAACGAGATTTGGATTCCTCCAAAGCTATCTACGTCCAGTGGGTCGACGCAGTTGCAGACTCAGGATGGGAAGACGAAGTCAAAGCGGAAATCCATCTCTGCCACACCATCGGCTTCTTAGTAAGCGAGACAGCCGACGCTTTATGTATTGCATCGACAGTGTCTAAGGAAGATAGTAACGCTAGGATGCATATACCAAAGGCATGGATTAAGAAACGAAAGGTGATTAAAGTTGAAACCCCAGTCAGCAAAAGCAAAAGGAAGAAAGTTACAGCAGTGGGTGCGGGATCAGATACTCCAACGATTCCCTACGCTGAGCACTGATGATGTCAGAAGCACAAGCATGGGAGCGAGTGGAGAAGATGTACAGCTTAGCTCGGCTGCTCGTTTGGTTTTTCCTTTTCAGATTGAGTGCAAGAATCGTAAAGCTATTGCTGTCTTCAAGGATTATGAACAGGCTAAGACGCATGGACTAGTCGAGCCCCTCGTAGTCTTGAAGCAGAATAATAGTAAGCCTCTTGTCTTAGTAGATGCTGAATACTTTTTTGATTTAGTGAAGCGTGGTAGTTAGTTACAAGAAGTTCTTATTGTATCGACTGCTTCGCATACTTAGGAGAATAGATGGAACACGAAACAAATCGGGTTAACCGATACACGTTTGAGTTCATTGAAGGTGGAGAAGTAGATGCAAAGTATGGCTTCCCATTCAATAAAGAACTTAGACACGAGTTTGATATTCCTGCGAGTCAATCATGGGATTATGTTATGAGGGAGTTTATCTCCTTCTTGTCTAACATTTATGGATATGAAATTAAAATAGAAGGATACAATGACGACCCACTTGATAATACCAGACTGTCAGATCAAACCTGGTCATGATTACAGTTACTTAAGATCGATTGGAAACTATATTGTTAAGAAGCGTCCTGATGTTATTATTAATATTGGCGACTTTGCGGACATGCCTTCACTATCAAGCTATGATAAAGGAAAGAAGTCCTTCGAGGGTCGACGATATAAACACGATGTAGCTGCAGTACATGAAGCAATGGATATTTTATTGAAACCACTGCGTGACTTACAAGCAAGGCAGCGGAGGAATAAAGATAAAGTATACAAACCACGGATGGTGTTAACGATTGGTAATCACGAGCATCGTATTAATCGTGCAGTTGAAAACGATTCAATGCTTGATGGTACAATCTCGATTGAGGATTTAAATTATGCTAAAGCTGGTTGGGAAGTTATTCCGTTTGAGCAGCCTATCATTATTGATGGTGTTCTATATTCCCATTATGTTACTGCAGGAGCTCTTAATAGACCTGTTGGCTCGGCAGCAGCCATTATCTCCAAGAAACACCAGTCGTGTGTGGTGGGGCATCAACAAGGCAGACAAGTTGCTTACGCTACTAGAGCAGATGGGAAGACGCTTACAGCGATAATTGCAGGGAGTTGTTATGAACACGATGAAGATTACTTGGGAGCACAAGGTAATAACTATTGGCGAGGTATTGTGGTCTTACACGAAGTTCGTGATGGTTGCTTCGATGAGATGTTTGTTTCCTTAGACTTTTTAAAGAAGAGGTATTTATGAATCCAATAGCAATGCCTAAGCCATACGGATATGTAGAATGCGAAGGTGAGATAACACTCGAAGAGTACTTTCGTAGACTGCAGGTAGAAGAACCAGAGCTAGACTCCTACATTCCTGAACTAGATAAACCTAGGGATAAGCAAGTAGGCGGTAAGCACTATCATCAAGGTAAAGGTATTCAGCCTTGGGATATTATAGATGCTTGGGAGCTTGACTTCTGGGAAGGAAATGTGGTAAAATATATACTGCGTTGGAAACATAAAGACGGAGTACAAGACTTAGAGAAAGCGAGACACTACCTTGACTACATCATTAGTAAAAATTCTTAACGATGCACATAAAACATTTAAGGAGCAGAAGCCAATGAAGACAGTAAAATTTAATAAGTTTTTCCCAGACGATAATGCATTCATCACAGTAGACGGACGCATGGATGACATCGATGACTGGCAAGTTAACATGACAGTACAAGCAGATACCAAGAATGTAGTGAGCTTCTGGTGTAGTGACTGGAATCATGAAGAATCAGTTGCTCAGCTCAAAGCATTC